AATTGTTGTGCACAATTCTGTGGATGCAACAATTGCTTTGAGAATAGATGTTATAGTAGATGTTGGCGAAGAATCATATGCAGTTTTTAGAGTAAGAGATGAAAATGTATACAGAAGACATACTAAGCACAGTGGCAGTCTTGTTGCACATCTAAATGCTATAATGGATGCAGTTTTAAGTAAGGCAGAAGAGTATAAGGATTGGCTTAATGAGCTTGAAAAATACAGAGCGAAACAATATTTGCAGGCACTAAAAGAAGGACTTGAGATATTGCCAAAGAAGTATTATATTGATGTGCTGAGAAGAGCTGAGTATGGATTTGATGGTGATGGATTGACATTGAGAGACGTATATAGCGACATCAGTAAAAGAATATGGGCATCGAATGCTAACATGCTTACAAAACTGACGTTGTATGAGAAGTTGAACGAATTAATGTTTGTGATTGTTGCTTCAGGTGTATGAGGTGGTGGTATAATGAGGAGGTGGGTTTTAGTTCCGTGCGTGATAAATAAAAACATACCGGCTGAGATAATCAAGACATTTGGGGATGACATGATTACAAAGATAAAGAGGCTCAGCGAATCATTGATAACAAATTATGCTAACGAGAGACAGGTAAGATTGACTTATGCAGAGATTGAGAATAATGTAAAAGAGTTTATCAGCGAGTATGACGAGGAAGACGAAGTATATTTGTTGCTTGGAGGAGGCATACTGCAATGTGTTTTTGCAAAGAGCGTGCTCGACAAACATGGCATAAAATACAAGATGCTTGTGTTTGAGAAGAAAATCGGAAGATATGCGGTTATTGACTATGATGAGGGAAACGGCGAAATCACAGTTAGTTGATGCGTATGATGGCAGAGCTGTTAAATATTTTATTATTGATGGAACAGAAAGCACATACGCAACGAGCATACATAGAGGGAGATTGTTTTGTAGTTGTAGAGGCTTTTCAGTATGGAAAAGATGTAAACATGCAGAGAGGCTGATGAAAATGTTTGAACTTGATGATATTTTGAGCGGATGCAAAATAAAAGAAGTGAGGAGCAGTCTAAATGCAATGAATGAATTGTTTGGAGTGTGTCCGTATAATAGCGATGAGATTTTTGTGATTTACAGCAAACCGAATGTGGGTAAGACGTTGCTAATGGTGCAGGAGTCATTTTGGTTCATGCATAATGGATTGAATGTGCTGTATGTAGATACTGAAGGTGGAATATATCAGTTTGTGAAAAAGTGGGCTCAGGTGTTCAGTGCAAGATTTGAGAAAAAGGGTAAAATGTATATAGAGTCAAGGAAGGGAATCGAGAGTCTATTTGAGTTTTTAGGTTACAGAGCTGGGATTGTGTTCAGGAGTGCAGATAGCAAGAAGGAAAAAGGCAAGCTTGAGTTCAGAATAGTTGAGACAATAGATGAAGACATAAAGAGAAAAGAGAAAATAAAGACAATCGACGACGTGATAAAAGAGAAGAATATAGATGTTGTTATAATCGACAGTGTTACAATGCCGATTAGAGAGTTTACGTTAGAGCAACAGTCGCATCCNGCCAAGGACTCTGCATTGAGCATAATGATGCTGAAGCTGGCAAGAATCATGGAAGAAAATAATGTNATTGTTATTACAACAGCACATGCGAGTGACAATCCAGCGAATCCATATGAGCGGGGAGCTGAGGTAAGAGGTGGAAGAGCATTGAAGCATATTGGAAAGAGGATAGTATACATGGACGCAAGAGAAAAGAAGGGACTTGAGAACTACAGGAGNTTTTGGCTTGTTAGGGCAGAAGACGTGGAGAAATGGTCTAAAGCGACTGCTGCGAAAATAACAGATTTAGGCTACATAGACATAGATGATAGAGAGTATAGCGAAGTATTTACAAAGGCAGAGATTGATAGGATGAATGAGTATGATTAGAGAGTTTGAAATTTGGGCAAGGAAAAACAGAGTAGGAAAAATATTTGCAAGAGAAGTAGGATTATACAGAAGAAATGCGATGGATGAGGTCGATTTGATTTCTTATATTGATGAAAATCGAGGCGTAGATTGCTATTCAGCAATTTTTGCAAATTGGCAGATAAGAAGGAGGCAGTTTGACACTATATTTTTAGATGTGGATGGGCATGAGAACGAAAATGGCGCAGAAGAAAATATTTTCAGAGTTATTGATGTGTTGGATGGGGAAGGAATTAAGTATAGGGCAGAAGAAAATATTTTCAGAGTTATTGATGTGTTAGATGGGAAAGGAATTAAGTATAGGTTGTATGATAGTGGCAGGGGTTATCATGTATACATAGATTTTGATGTTGTGAGATTGGAGCATTATGGGAGCGTAGTGAGAAAATGGGTTTCTGATATTGGCATAATGGACTATGTTGATAAGAGTGTTGTTGGAGATATCAGAAGGATGGCAAGAATACCTGCGACAATAAACTCGAAGACAGGAACAGTAATGAGGAGAATTAGTGACTGTAACGGTTACAATGATTGGCTGGCACATGAGCTCACAGAGATGGATGAGGTGTTCAGAGAGAAGGACGGCAGGGAGAGAAGGAATTGTGTTGTTAGGATTCAGATTGATTTGAAACTTTCAGAGTTACCGTTGTGTGTGAGAGAGGGGATAGAGACGATGATTGAGACAGGAGAACTTGAACACATTTACAGAGTGGCTATTGCAATATTTTTGTTAAAGGCGTGGGGAGTTGAAAAAACTAAGAAGGTTTTTGAACTGGCAAGCGATTATAACGAAAGCAAGACAGAGTATCAATTGAGTTTTTTGGAGAGAAAGGGATATTATTGCTATTCGTGTAGAAGATTGAAAGAGCTCGGGATATGCAGATATGATGACATGAGAAAGTGCATGTATTATGTTATGACTGACGGATGGTTGGAGAATTTGTTTGATGAGGTGAGTGGAAATGTTCAATAGTGCAATAAAGTATTTTGTGAATGATGTCATAATGCTGAGTGGAGTTTTTGAGGGTAAGTTAAGGGCACTAAAAACAGATGTATTGCCTTATGCGTTTATCGAAGAAAGAGGAGTTGATAAAATAAAAGACAATGTTTACGATGTTCAGAAGACAAATTTAAAAGATTTATCAAACAATAGAGTGTGGAAATTTGAGTGTAAAGAGCCAGCACAGGTTGCAAAAATTAGAGACGAGATGGATAGGATAGGAATAAAAACGTATGAGGCTGACATACCATATGTGAGGAGGTTGCTTGTGGATGGAGAGTATAAAGTGAATTTTGATGGTTGCATAGTTTATGTTGATATTGAGATGGATGATAGTAATGGAATGCCAGTCAATTATGGGCATGATAAAATAGTTAGCATTGCGGTGTATGACGAGAAAGGCAGAGGAAATTGGTATTACGTTAATGATTATGATAGCGAAAGGCAGATGTTAGAAGCATTTATCTCAGATTTAGAGGCAGATGTGAAGACAGTATTTGCAGGATGGAATGTTGAATTTGATTGTAGACATTTGTTAGAGAGAACTAAAAAACTTGGAATAAAGAGTAAGTGGCTTGAATATGTTCAGAGCATTGATTTATTGAGCAGGTATAAGTCGGTTATAAAAGGGCTTGAGAGCTATTCACTTGCAGAAATTAGTAAGTATGAGAAGTTTGAAAAAGTAAAAGAAAGACAGAAAAGAGTATGTGAGATGACAAGAGAAGAGCTTGAGGAGTATAATTTGTATGATGCAGAGCTATGCAGAGAAATTGATAGGAAGTATGGGTTTACAGATTTGGAGTGCGAAATGGCAAAGTCAGTTAATTTGACAATTGACATGCTCACGCCGGTTCAGATTGCAGACAGTTTGATACTGAAAAGAGCAAGAGAACTTGGATTTGTGCTGGAGAATGTTAAGAGAGGAGTAAAGAAAGGATATGTTGGTGCATATATAATTGAGCCTGAGTATGGATTGCATGAGTGGATAGCGTATTATGATGTTGCGTCGATGTATCCGAGCATAATAGTGAACGAGAACATTGATATTGATGGAGCGAACGGAGAGATTTTACCTGCTATAATAAGGAGATTGCTTGAGGAGAGGCGTGAGCTCAAGAGATTATACAAAGAAACTGGAAACGTAAAATATGATGTAATGCAGAACGTTAAGAAAGTGTTTGCAAATAGCTTGTATGGGATGTTTGGCAATGAGTATTCGAGGTATTTCAACGAGAAGAAGGCAGAATTAGTAACTAAGAAGGGAAGGGAAATAATTGAGAAAATAAAGAGTTTTGCTAACGAATATTTTGGAAAGGTTGTATATGGAGATACAGACAGTATATTCATAAGCATATCAGAAGTTGTTAGAGACAGCAACAAAATAGTTGATGTGGCGAAACTGGTTGAAGAGGAGATTAACAGATATATCAGGCCTTATGAGGTTAAGCTTGAGGCTGTGTTTAGGTATATATTGTTTATCAAAAGTGGACAGAAAGGGGCGAAAAAGAGATACTGGGGCATAACTATTGATGGGAATGAGATAGTTAGGGGACTTGAAGTGAGAAGGTCGGATTGGTGTAGATTGGCAAAAATTGTTCAGAAGGAGGTGATTAAGATGGTGTTTGAGGGCAGGACTAAGGAGGAGATATTAAAGTATTTAGCCGATATAAAGAATAGATTGTATAAAGGGGAATTTGATGAGATGCTTGTTATAGCTAAGGGCTACAGAGAATTGGGTGAGTATTTAGTAAACGCTCCGCACGTTAGAGCATTAAGGAAGGCAGAAGAGAAGGGATATAAGTTTGTGGACGGAAAAGTAAAGTATGTGTATACAGGAAAGGATGTTGAGCCTGTGACATGGAAGGGCATTGAAGAGTTTAGAGGAAAACTGAACTACAGGTATTACTGGGAAAATCAGATTTATGCTGCAGTAAAAAGAATACTCGATAGCATAGATACAAATAAACAGGAGGTGCTCGTTTATGATAATTAGAATATCGTTGGCTGATATGGTTTTTTAATGAGATATTTTGTTTACAATGAGAGATACGTGGCAAGGATAGATGCAATACTTGAGAAGTATGGATTGAATGAGACAGATGTGTGTAAAATATTGGAGAATGTTAAAAATTGTAGTATTGTGTGTTTAGATGAATATAAAAAAGTTGAGGAGGTGATAACATGAATGAGGAGGTAAGTTTGTATAGGTATGATGAGAAGACGGGAAGGTGGAAGAATTTCAGAATAGAGAAGACAAAGGACGGAGTGTTTTTATCAATGTCAGAAGGCACGAAGGGAGGAAATGCGAAGACGAGGATAGTAATTAAGCTTGAGGAGGCCGAGCTTGCATTAATACATGTGAAGACGGGGAAAATGCTCTAATGGAGGTATAAGCATGAGCGATGACATAGAGAAAATGAAGGAGTGGTTCAAGAAGAAATATCCGGATTATGCACATATGGCAGAGAACATAGAGTTGGTAAGGAGATTGTATGAAAAAGAACACGGAAGAGGAAAGAGAGTTTCTGGAGTGAGTGCTGAAGAAGTGAAAATTAAAGAGTTGCCTGCGTATGTCAATAAAGTTGTCGAAATTGAGGGAATAGTAACGAGAATTTATGATGTGATAAAATACATGGGCTGTCCGAAATGCAACAGAAAAAATTGTGATTGTGATGTTGATAAGACTGAGCTATATTTGCATAGTGCAGAGGTAGGGGATGAGACAGGTTTTGCGTATATCATGTTAAGGCCGAGCACGAATAATAAGATTGATTTCGATGTAGGAGATGTAATAAGGGCAAGAGGCAGAGTCAAAAAGTGGAAGGATGATTATGAACTGAATGTGTTTGAATATAAAATACTTAAGAAGGGACAGATTACAGCAAAGACAGAGATTGATTATGTGATTGATAAACTGAAGACGCTTGGTGAAATGAGAATGAAATCATTTATAGAGCTGATAATGTCAAGAGGCATTAAACTTGATGAAGTCAGAGATAAAATAGAAATAATTAAGACTGATGACGGAAAGGAGTGGGTGAGGCTGAGAGAATGAAGGATTTGGAGAATGAAATTAAATTTAGTTTTTTGAGGAAAGTGCTTGAAGAGCTGAAGGATGATAGGAGGAATGAAATTCATGTAACAGATTTGGTATATAACTGCATTAGAAGAGCATATTACAGCAAAAAATATGGGTTTACATCGGATGAAGACATTTCGGGGTTTGATGAGCAATCAATGCTTACGCTTTGGATAGGAAAGAAATTGCATGAGATAAAGCTAAGCGATAAACATGAGTTTGAGATAGAGTTTGAAGGAATCAAAGGGTCGATTGACGAAATTTTGCATATAGGCGATGAGCTAATAATTTTGGATAAGAAAACAACGAGAAAAATACCGAGCTCACCTTACGAGCATCATATAAGGCAGATAGAGTATTATGCTGCAATGTATTATGCTATTTATGGAATTGATGTGAGGTATGGGGCAGTTTTATATATTGACGTGGCGAATAAGAAAAGTGTAGTGCATGTGTTTACGTTATCTGGTGATAAAGANCAGATTTTGAAAGAGATGATTGAGAAGAAAGAAAAGCTTGAGGATGCAATAAAGAANAATAAAGTGCCAGAGGCAAAGGTTAGTTGGTTATGCGATTATTGCGGACATTTCGAGAGGTGNATAATTGATGGATATAGCGGACGGTGAGGNGANATGATTATAGTAGATTCGAGAGAGCCNGAAAAATTTAGAAAGATTGGAGACAGAGTTGAAGATATACAGGTAGATTATATAGTGGAAGGTGAATATGGAAAGTATGCAATTGAGAGAAAAACACTTGAAGATTTAATTGCTTCAGTAAGAAGTGGTAGATTATGGAAACAATTAGACAGACTTATTGAGCTTGAGGAAAACTATGGATATGAGCCAGTGCTTGTGATACATGGAAATATTTACAAGAGAATGAGAGCAAGATTTTTGAAAATGTCATTGAGTTGGTGGATTGGAACGCAGCTTGCAATACTCAGAAAAGGTGTAGGAGTAATATACCTGCCGAGTGAGGATGCTTTTGAGGCTCTGATTAAGACAATAGATAAGAAAGTAGGTGAACAAAAAGAATGGAGTAGACCGCACATTTGTAAGAAAAGTAATAGAGACATTAGAGAAGAAGCTGAAGATATGATTTGTGCAGTTAATGGAATAGGAAGAAAAACTGGCAAAGACATGCTTAAGGTGTTTGGTAGTGTAAAAGGAGTTGTGAATGCAGAATATGAAGAGTTGAAGCACGTTATAGGGGAGAGGTTAGCAAAACATTTTATAGAAGTTGTGCAATACAGATATGATGATATAATGAGATTTGATGGAGGTGATGAAAGTGAGGTGGAGCGATAAATACAGGAGGAAATATTTTGAAAGACTTCATCACAAAGTTATTGAGGATATTATAAGAAGCGAGCATGGTGTTGAAGATATATAAGAAGTGGTGGTAGTATGGGGGACATATTAGTTGTAGGAGGATGTGGGCAGATAGGAAGTCATGTTGTGGACGTGCTGTTAGAAAGAAAAAATAGAGTTATAGTGTTAGACCCGAGGCCACCGCTAAGGGAGTGGGCGAGATATATACAAAGGGATAAACTGATATACAGGCACGGTAGCAGTGCAGATATAAGACAGATAAATGCGATTGCAAGCGAATATGATGTAGTTGAAATTTACGATTTTGGAGGTTGGCTTGGAAGCGAGGAACTGAGCTCTTTATTTGATACTGCAGTGATGTATAATTTGACGGGAGCAAGAAATGTGTATGAATTGGCTAAGATGAAAGATGCGAGGGTATATCATACAAGCATAGAGTTTGCCGGGTATGGATTTACAGATGGATATAGCGTAACAAAAGAAATGGCATTGAGAATTGCAAAGGAGTATGCAAAGAAGTGGAATGTGTTTATAGTGAGCAGTTATGTGCATCATGTATTTTGCGAGAGACAGAGGATATTGCCAACAAGAAAAATAATACCAACATTGATAAGTTATGCAGTTGCAGGAAGGACATTTAGAATATTTGGCAGTCCTGATAAGATGATGGATTTGCTATATGCAAGGGATTTTGCTGAAGTTGTTGTAGACTTACTTAGACATGAAGAAGTGGAGAGAGTGGATAGACATGTGTATGATATCGGTGTTGGATATGGGATTAGACTTGAGGATTTGGTTAAAATGGTATACAATGAGGTAGGCAGAGAACCGATGTATGTTGTAACTGAAGATGTGAGAAAACAAAGCTCAGACCCATACAGGATTGCGACTAACGATTGGATGAATATATTGGGAGAAAGGAAGCTTAGAGGTGTTAAAGAGATGCTTGATTATGTTGTAGAAAAATATCTTGAAACATACAATAGCGAAGATTTTATGTTGGCGGTTGAGGTTTATGAGCAGAGGCACAGATTCAAGGAGGTTGGAGTATGAGGATTGTATCAAAGTCAAACTGATGTGATGAGGTGTTGTAAAATGACAACGAGAACTGAATTGGATGAAATATCAGATGAACGGAAAGAGGAAATAAAGGTGCTGATAGCGACGAGGTTGAGTGAAGGAAAGATGTGGAATGAAATAGCTGAAGAACTTAAAGATAAATATGGTATTGAAGTTACTGACAAAGCAGTTAAATACTGGTTTGAAAAAGAGGTCGGAACTATAATTATGACAGACGAGGATGACGAGAAAATAATAGAGGTCGATACTTATCATGAGAAGCTCAGATTATATAAGGAGCAGATAGAGAGACTGAAGCTATTGAGGAAATTAGAGAAGCAGATAGGAATGGCAATACCTGAGACGAGAAAAAATATAGAAACTGCTTTGCTAATACTTGAGAAAATTAGAGAAGAAAAAGAGAAAAAGCTTGAGTATGATATTAGTGCAAGAAAAGAGATATTGCTTGGGGAGATTTTAGATGAAATCGATGGCGAGTGATAGTATAAATAAACGTATAATTGAGAATCTCGGCGAGTTTGTAAAGAGGATGTTTATAGCACAGACAGGAGAGCCGATAAAATTGACAAGCTATCAGGAGGAATTCATAAAGAAGGTGTTGAAAAGAGAGAAAAAGAAATACATATTTTTAGCATGCACGAGAGCTGGAAAAAGCGAAGCAACAGCAATACTGGCAATTTTGCTGGCAATAATGTATGATGGTGAGGAGATTGTAGTTATAGCTCCGACATTTAGGCAATCGCAGATTTTGTTTGGCAGAATAAGAAATCATATAGTGTCGAATGACATTTTGTATAGCTTAATTGATAAGAAAAGGGGGTTCAGAAGAGACGAGATAAATTTTGTGAATGGCAGTAAAGTAATTTGTTTGAGTGCAGGTAATCCAGAGGGGCTGTTAGGATTTGGAGCAACTGTGCTAATAGTTGATGAGGCCGGCAGCATACCTGACGAGGTGTTTAGAACAAGAATATTGAGAATGATTGCATCAAAGCATAAACACGAGCCAGTAGTTATATTGCTGGGAACACCGCATGCAGATAACTATTTTAAGAATGCATGGTTTGACCCGGAGTTTGAGAAAGTTAAAGTGACATGGAGGGAAGCAGTTAAGGAGGGCAGAATAAGGGAAGAAGAAATTGAGTTCATAAGGAGTAGAATACCAGAGAGAGAGTTCAGAATTTGGTATGAGGCCGAGTTTATGGGCAGTGAGGACGTTCTTGTTGATGACAAAGATATCGAGGACGTTATGGTGCTGAGTAGAATGAAAGAAGCCGAAGAGGGCTATGAGTATTATGCAGGGCTCGATATTGCAAGGTTTGGAAGTGATGAAAGTGCTTATGTTGTTGTGAGAATACCTAAGGGAGTGAGTTTTGATGATGCTACAATAGAGATGGTTGCAATGTATACGAGGGGCAAGAGGCCGCTGAGTGATATAATAGGATGGGCAAGGGAAATGACATTGAGGTGGAATGTTAAAGCACTTGGAGTTGATAGTATTGGAATGGGAGCCGGGGTATTTGACGTTTTGAAGGAGAAATTGCCAAACGTGTATGAAGTAACTGCGGCAGGGAGGGAAAGAAATGAGATTTACTTTTTGCTTAAGAGCCTGATTGAGAACAAAAAGATTAGGCTGATTAAAGATGAAAAGTTGAAGTATCAGTTCAAGTCATTTAAGATAACATATACTTCAGATGGCAGAGTGAGAATACTGAAAGATGCAAGAATACATGATGATTTAGTTGATGCTCTTGCGATTGCATGTTATGTATTGAGCAAATTCAGACGTGAAGATGTGCACGTGTTTGATAGGTTCAGTGAGTATGAAAATCTGATATCGAGAGGGCTGTTAGGATGACGAGCAGAATAAGTTTGACAATAACGCTATCACCTGTGGCGATGAAGGAACTTGAGAGGCTGTCAGAGAAATATAAGATGCCGAAGAGCAGAGTGATTGAAGATTGCTTTATGCTTGGAATTAATGAGTTTGAGGAGAAGCATAAAGATAAAAGAGGGCGAAAGAGCAAGGAAGAGAAAATGAAGATGGAAAAGATTGAAGAAGGCGATGCAGATAAATATTTTAGAAAAATTTTGTTTAGTGATAGGGGCTGGGAAGAAGTTATAATGTAGATGTGCATTTTTATATTGGTATGTGCAATAATGTGTTTTTTGTGTGCATAAATTGCAGTTTTGTGTGCATGCGGCAGAAATAACGAAATCAAGAAAAGCAACGAGCGGGCAGAAAACAAAAACCCGGGGCAAAATAATAAACAATCACATACAGCATATAGTGTGATATACAGGTAGGGATAGAAAGGGAAAATATTGATGATGATGAGATTGAAGAGTGAAGAGTAGTAGTAGCAGTTAGTGATATTCAGCAGAGCAACTGTATGATGATGATGGGCAGTAATACTAACGGAGTCTGGAGTATGTGTTAGCTGGCAAATTTCGAAAACTATATATACCACCTATTACATACTATTAAATAACAAAAGGGAGGTGATGGGGGATGGTGGTATATGAAATAAAAATGAGGAAGGAGGGTTGGGATGAACTGGAAGAGAAACTGACAATTTTAAGGAATTCTATACAACTGGACGATGTAGTAATTAAGAAGGTTAAGGATTGGGCTGTTTTGGAAATTTACTGCGACGGCGTGAAAGCCGACACTATAAAAATCAAGAGGGCGGGCAACAAAGTTGAGATGACAATTAACGAGGAGATTACAATAATTACAGATGAGGTGGAGTGGAGCACAGATTTCATAAGGATGGCTGTTGAAATAATCAAGAGAGCGGGCATGAGACTGTTGAGGTGAGGAAAGATGAAAAATATGTTGAGGGAGAGAAAGATAACCGAGCTTGATGACTTACTTAATATTTTTCAATCTTTGGTGAGAGACTACAAGTCCAGTGCGTTTACGGTAATCAGATTTGAGGATGAATTGCTTAGTCAGGATTTGCCTAACGAAGTTCTGGAGGCATACAGAAAGCGAGTTGCTGCTGAGAAGGACAAACTGATGGAGTGTAGTAAAAAGATACAGGAAACGATGATTAAAATAGGAAAAGTGATTAGTGAAATTGATGCTGAGTTGAGGTGAGGAAGGATGAAAGAGAGGATATTTAAACTGAAAGAAATAAGCGAAGCACTGGAAAAAGTGATTGAATATTTAGTAGAGAATGATGAAATAAACAGCGACCTTTTAGAAACGCTTGTTGATTTGCTGACGCATATAGACCGAAAAATTACGAGAAATGTCTTTAATAAGAAAATAATGGAGATAATGGAACAGTACGAATATACCGACATTGATGAGGGAGAGCGTGAGGCAGTAACAGAACGTTTGAATGGGTCAATAAGACTGTATAAAGATGGAAGAGTTGATGTCTGGTTTTATAGATGCATACCGAGAAAACACGAGGTCGAGATTTACAAGGGGCGATAAATATGAGGAGAGCCAGGCCTGATATGAGATTAATATATGATTTAATGAGAAAAGCTGATTACGGCAAACTTAGAGGCTATACTGCTGAGCAAGTTAATTTTTTGAAAAGTCTGTTTGACGAGTTCTATTTTGAATATGATGAGAGAGATGGAGCGTATGTAATAGTATTTCCGCTTAAGTTTATTCGGTTTGAATACGATTGTTGGCTCATAGCGGCAAAAATAAAGGAGGGCAAAATTGAAGAGGCTAAACGAATTTATGATGACATGAAAAGCAGATACGAAGCAATTCTGGACATAATGAAGATTGGTGAGAGTGAGACTTGCAGGTGCAATGATGATGACTAAAATTCGAAAAGCTTATATAAGACTTATTGCATACTATTCAATAACAAAAACAAAAAGGGGAGGTGGTAAAGATGGCGGGGAAAATATGTTTTGAAAAAGTGACACATAGAGGCGTAAAGTTTGAGGCGGGGACAGAGGTCGGCGTAATTTTTGACTTTGTGAAGTATCTGATAACAGACCTATGCTGGGGAGGTGATTATAATGAAATGTGAGTTTTGTGGAAAAGAGCTTGACTACATCGAGGTCAAATATTACGTTGTCTATGAGGTAATAGATTTAGTATATCAAGACTTTGTGCATGAGGAAGCTGAAAAAACTTACATCGAGAGTTTCGATGAGAGAGCATACTGTCCATACTGCAGAGCAGAAATCAGGATCGATTTTAACACACCGATAATGGAGCTACTAAGGGCATGAGGCCGTGGGGCTGGT